TGTTAATCCATTTTTATTTTCTGTCATAAAATTATTAAACCTACCTTTTTAATATTTATCCTACACACTAATTATACCACATTTTTCTAGTGTATTTCAGGGTTTAAGAAAGAATTTTTTTGAGTATTTTTAAATTTCTTAACCGTATCTTGAGATACGTCTTGTAAATTACTATTGCCTAACTCAGTAACACCCAATGAGGTAGAAGAATCATCTTCTAATAAATCAATAATATGGTTCATACCAACTGCTGCATAAACTAATGATTGAAATAAATGATCACCACCCCTACGAGTAATTTCTTTATAAGGTTGCCCCTTATCATCTTCAACGTCTCGAATAACTACATTATTAGCATGCTCTGCTAGTAATTTCAAATTCTCATCCATTTGTTTATAGACACCAATTCGACCCGCTTTAACATGGGACATAACCATCATATTTTGCATTAATTTATCAATTGTTACTTTAGAATCATTCTCATTAAAATGAGCAATATAATCCCCTTGAGATTTAGCGGATTTAACAACTACCCCGTATACTTTTCCTTTACCGTAATACTTAATTAATTTCTGAACATAATTACCAGAATATCCTGTATCCGGCAGAATCATATCAGGATTATATTGATTAATAATATCAATTACTCTTCTTAAGTCACCCTCAATGTTATCAATCCCGTTAGAAGTAGGAATATGCTCCATTCTAATAATATTCCAAACACCACTAGCTGTCATTCCAAGAACAACTAAGTTATGATAAGATACTCCCCAATCTATTCCAATAGTTACATAAGCATAATCTGATCGGTCTGTTAAAGGCTCTGGAATCGAATCTCGCCGATTATTATAAATATCTTGTTGAGTGATTTTCATAGACTCATCAGTATAGGGTGTACCTAACGTGTAGTTATAAAACCATTGAGTATCCGTTTGTAAATAATCTTGGTAAATTTTATCACTTGATAACCAAACAGCATTCATTTGAGATATTCGATACCCTCTAGCATCTCTATCAGGATATTTAGCTACCCACTGACAATTATACCAACGATCGGCATCAATATTTTTACCACATTTTTCACACACGTACGCAGTAGCCCCTGGCTTAACTTCACGAGCCATTGTATTAATTAAATCTTGATTAACAATTTTAATATTCTTTTTAAAATCTAATATCTGCCAATGCCCACAATGAGAGCATTTAACCATCCAATATCTTTGATCTGATTCCTTAAAACGTGCATCTATGCCAACTCCTGCACAATTATACCGTGACTTTCGTCATACTTTAACACTACTTATTTTAGTAGTCGGCTTGGACTATATCCTGATCCTTAATTTTGGCTAAGGATCCCCTGTATTACAAACCATCAATTAATCAATAGTTTTTTTATTTAGTTTTCACTAACTCCATTTAGTTAGCTATCTAAAAATTTAGTCTCTAGAGATTTATTAGCTATAAGCTAAATTTACTACGGTAGATTACCACTGTCCATTGTTGGATTTAGGATCTCTTTTCGGAATATTCGTCCTCATTTGAGGTTGGGTATTTTTATCTTAGTTCTTCCATGCCCGTTTAGCAGGGTTTTCCACATCAAATTACTTTGGTGCGCCGTTACTTAGTTAGCGGAAGGAGTTGACCACCGTCTAATTAATCCATACTTATTATCGGATTTTAAAGCTTCCTTAATAGAAACTTCGGCTGGTGTATCTGCGTATCTTTCATATTCATCCATCATAACCATATTTAGGGCAACCCCTTCTGTTTGGGCTGCGGATGATCCTGACCGAAAGAATATTCGTGAGTTTCTAATCGACATCTGATTAAGTGAATCGTTATCAGTTACTAATGAATGGTAATACTTATCTTCGTTTATAACAGGTCTAATACGTGACTTAATATGATCAGATAATCGACTTTGTGATGGAAATGATAACAAAATGCTAATCGCATCAAAAGAGTAAATATCCGCAAAGTAAATCATTGCCATTACTCCACATTCACTAACAAGTATACCGTGACTTTTGTCATACTTTAACACTACTTATTTCAGTAGTCGGTTTGGACTATATCTTAATCCTTAGTTTTGGTTAAGGATTCCTTGCTTTACTTTTAGTAGTTCTTTATCTAAATATTTGCTAACTTTGGAATAACAATTTAATTTATAGCTGGGTGTTAAAAGAATTTTCCCGTTCTTTTTAGCAAAATCCCTTTTTAACTCATCATGATACTTTTGAATTTTTAATCTATGGATAGCTATATCTTTAGAATATCCCCCAAAATTTTTAGGCATATAATGTTGGGTTCCTTGATACTCTATTAATACATTGAGAGAAGGAATATAAAAATCATAGAAAAGAGGGTTTTTATCTCTTAATTTAATGAAACTTTTTTGAAATTCAAATTTATAACCCTTAGTATTTAGATATTCTCTTATATAATCTTCCCCACGAGACTCTCTACATACAGGACACCCCGAACGTTTGAACCACACATCATCCAGTCTAACCCCAAATATAGTTCCACATAAAGTGTGTTTAATCAAAGTCTTCCTAAATACATTCCCAGGATATTTAACTAATTCATATGAAGATCCTAAACGCTCTTTAATTCTGTATTTAACTTCTTTAATTGATAATCTTTTATCTTCATATCGGCATTCTTTACATCTTGAGTGATAAAGAAAATTGCCTGGTTCTACTAAATATTCCCTGCCACATTTATTATGCCTCATTAAAATAGGAGTAGAACGATTAATATAATTCCCTAGTACAGTGTATTCATTGCCAACTTTTTTGTACACTTCTCTTTTGAATTGATCTGTAGTTTTATGCTTAGCTTTATTACCGTTACAATAAGGGCATCTACCGCCTCTTAAAAAGTCATTGGGACGTACATAGTATACATTATTACATTTATTATGTTTCATCTTAACTTTTAGAGAAGAACACTTATAAGGAGATAGTAAACTATATTCATTCCCTACTAGATTAAAAATTTCTTTTTTAAATGTTATTGGATCTTTAAATTTAGTCATTATTATTCCTCAGTTAGTTTAATATTTATAAAGAACTATTAACTTTTTTATTTAGTTTTCACTAACTCCATTTAGTTAGCTATCTAAAATCTTAGTCTCTAGGCCTTTACAGTAATATTATACTACTGATTTAGCACGGCGGTCAACACTGTCCATTGCTGGATTTAGTCTTTCTTTTCGGCTTATTCGTGCAATTAATTGCCTTATTTCAGCCATGCCCGTTTAACAAGGTTTTTCATTATAAATTACTTTATAATGGAGCTTATATAGTCAACCCTAATTGTCTACCTTTCTGAACATTAACTTCTTTCACATTAGGATCTACAATTGATCGAATAGGTTCCATTTGCCAATTACGGTGGCCAACTGCTCGTGACATATCATAATGAGGAACTTCAAAAGTAACTGGATGACCTTTGACAGTGTGATGAGTCAAAATATAATTAATTGGATCAAGCATACTAATTGCATAATCCATTTTTTCAGGAGTTATTTCTTCATCACCATAAAGTGATGTAATATACTTTTTTAATTCTTTACCATTAATAGATAATCCCTTCTTTCAATTAATTGCCAAAGCTTTCCAAATTTTTATCATTAAGTGCTTTAGCGTGCCCCTTAATTAATTTATCTACATCCTTAGAGTCCATCTCATCTAATTTTTTATCTAATTCGGCTGGTTTTGGACTATCCCCGTTAGGAACATTAAAGTTAACTGAATAGAATTTAGCCAATTGAGTATTAATTGCCGGAGCCGACGAACTGTCTACTGCATCCTCAGTTAACAATTTATAGATAGTTGTTAAATCTTTAATATCTTTAACATCATTAACTTTAATTTCATCTAAATTATTAATAGCTTTACCAGATAATCGATTGATTATTTTTAATAAGTTAGCCTCAGTTTGTTTCTGCAATTCCCCCAAATCATCTGTTTTAGCAGCTTCTTTAGAAGATTCTTGAATTATGTCTTTAAATTTCTCTGATAATGCCACCTACTCACCCCGCATTCTTTTTTGATAGTAATGAAAACAATTGTGGGAATCACAACATAAATAAACTGGGAATATATTTTTCATTAAATAGTAATCCTTAATCGTTATATATTTACCATATTTATAAACTACTAAAGGCCGCCCACAAAGGGAACAATGACGACTACTTTTAGGACGGGTATCTCCCTTATTAAATCTATATTTACCCTGTGAAAGTTTAAATATTTTTTGACGTTTACCTAACCATTGGTCATGAACATTCAATGTAATCCCCTCCATTCATAATATAGCATACATATTTGTATATATTTATACATTTATTACAGTTGTAATCTAAAGTAACCTAAGCTTAATGCCGTTGAAATGACTGTGTAATCAATTCCCTCTATACTATAATCATACGTGTACAAGGAAAGGAATTTTTATGAAATTAAATAACAAAATTAAACATCTTGCTTTAGGAGTTGTCACTGGAGTAGCTTTGTTAGTTGTTCCAACTGTTGCTTCTGCCAGTACCTATACGGTGCAATCAGGAGATTCACTTTGGTTAATCAGTCAAAAGTTTGATACTACAATTAATAGCATTGTGGCTGAAAATACTAAGTTATCTTCAAGCGCTGATACTATTTTCCCTAATGAAACTTTACAAGTTAACTCGGGTAATAATCAAACAACCCCTACTTACTATTATACTCCAAAGACTACTACACCAAGCTATAGTAAGCCTAATACTCAACAAACAGTTAACTATTCAAACACTCAATCTTACTCAAGCACAGGATCAGTTAGTGGCTACGCCCAAGAAATGGCTAGTCGAACTGGAGTACCTGCTAGTGAATGGGAAGCAATTATTAATCGTGAATCGGGTGGCGACCCAACCGCACAAAATCCTTCATCTTCTGCTCATGGATTACTTCAACAATTAGGTGAAACCAGCAATGATCCTCAAACTCAAATTAACGATGCTGTAAAGCTTTACCATGAACAAGGATTAAATGCTTGGGCAGAAACTAGATAATAATAATTAGAGCTACAATTTTATATTGTAACTCTATTTTTTTACCCTTAATTAAACTATATTATAATTGGTTCAGGGCAATATTAGCTAATTGCCAAAAATGGTTAAGTAAAACTCTAATAGCAAAGAAAGCTTAATTAGATTAGTGATTTTGAGCCTTAAAACTAATCACATTTCAAAATAAAGGAATTGAATATTATATGGAAACTGATAAAGTTCCACTAGATCAGTCTATGAAGCCATCTTAAGTAGTTAAGTGCACAAATTACTTAAGGTGGCTTTTTTATTATGATATGAGCATAAATGTATAATTATTATAGAGTAGGTCAAATAATTAACCTACATTATAACTAGATAACTTTAAGAAAGGGGGTCAATTTTGTGGCTTTTTTTAACCGTTTTAGAAACAAACCAACTAATCTAGAGAACTGGTATGTTGATAATAATAAATTTGCTAAGGATGCCTACCAAAGCGAAAAAGAAACCATTGAGAAATCCTTACATAAAGGACGTGCTCAATATACAACAGCAGTCGGATCTCTAGATGTGGGTGTTTCTAACGAGTCGACAATTTCTAAAGGAACTATTTATGAGCGAAAACAGATGCTCAAAAATGAATCTAGAAATATTATTGTGCAATCCATTATTAGAACCCGAACTAATCAAGTGCTACATTATTCTCGACCTGCCCGTTATTCCAATGATGGTGCTGGATTTAAGATATCTCTTAGACAGCCAACATCTAACGGTAAACTTAGCAAAAAACAACAGGATAGAATTAAACAGCTAGAAGACTTTATTTATAACACTGGTTGGGTCTGGACACCTCAAAGAGGACAAGGATTTAGTCAATTTATATCTGAATTTATTTTTAATCACTATGTGTATGATCAAATTAATACTGAACTAATTAGAGATGAACATGGAAAATTAGATCATTTTAATATGGTGGATGGTAGCACTGTTCTACTTAAAAATTTGCCTAAAAGTAAAGATGCTCCTCGAACATTTATTCAATATCCTGACGCTACTTTAAGTCATGGAGTTACTTTTTCGGAAAAAGATTTAACCTTTGTTACTTATAATAACCATGCTGACAATAAGC